GGTAGCGAATCACCGCGAACCAGCGACGGGCCACGGGCGAGTAGGCCACGCCTTCCTCAACGATGACACGCTTCCCGAAGAAGCAGCAGTTACGCCGGGCCTGCTCAGGCGTTGAGCCGGTGCCAATCCCCTCGTACTGGCCGCAGCTGCTGTGAACCAGCGAGCCACGGCGAGCGATCACGACGGCGTGATCTTGGGCACTGATGACAGAGCCACGACGAGCCACCACGGTGGTGTCAGCGTTGGCAAACGAAGCGAACGCCAGGGCGGCGAGAAGCAAAACGAAACGCATAGCAGTCCTCCTGTGACTGGGAACAAATCCACAGCCAGCAGGATTGCAAACGTGTCAAGGAATCAGGGCCGCCCTACTCGTAAGCAAAAGTGTTCGCTTTTCGTCGCTTTTGGGATACGTTCTGGCGTCATGTCGCGGGGCGTGACACGACTGCGAGATATGCGGCAGATAATCCGCGTTAGCGCGACAAGCTTGCGGCTAGCGGCTGCACGGCACTTACGGCTTGGAGATATACGGCCAGAAAAGAAAATACACGGGTCTGCTTATCCACTAGTTCTGCGACTACTCATCGTCTTCGTATGGCTCGTCAGCGTCGATCTCCAGTAGGCGGGCCAGCCTTGGTTCGATGGCGATCAGCACATCGTCGTTTGGCTGCGGCCCGCCCCGCATCCACATATCGTCGATGGCTTGTGCCATCGTTTTGAGAAACAGCGTTTGGATGTCCATCGTCGCTCCAGTTTGTACGTCGCAGAACCACGCGATGCAGCGGACGGAGCCGCTGATCGCTGGCGTTCTGTGGCTACTTGCTCGTCCTCGGCGTCGGCGGGAGCGGCATCCAGTGCGTGGGCCTGATGTCTTCCGCCCAGTCTGTTCTGAATCCGTACTCGTTCTCAGGCAGATGCTTGTCGTAGGTGCAAACCGCAACCGTGAACGACTGCGGCGGAACATTGGAGCGGTACGCCAAAACGATCTGCCCGCGATCCGGCAGCGACTCGTCTATCGGAATCCACCGCCGCTCCCACTCAGCCATTGTCGGTTCCAGTTCTTCGATGATTCGTCGTTTCAACCAGCCCATCGTAACCTCTACGCTCACAGAACCACGCGATGCAGCGGACGGAGCCGCTGATCGCTGCCGTTCTCACTGCACCGTTTCGCAGGCCACTAGTGAACCGTTTCGCAGCCGCTGCATCTCGTCTGCGGCCTCTTCCATGAGTAGGTGCAGCCGTGCCAGATGCACGGTTCGCCAGTTGCGAAGCCGCTCCACAATGTCGCTCATGCCACACCTCTCGGCTGGCAGATCCCGTGCCGCCACTTGCTGACCTTGCTTTGCGTGTTGCAAGGCTCCTCTCGCCGTCTGCTGTCGTAGTGCTTTTCCCTCACCACCTTTGCCCGCTCCTCAACCCACGGCGACAACGCCAGTCCGTCTAGCGATGCGGCATCGTCCTCAGGTGTCGGTGCCTCAGGTTCGTCAGCTGGGTGCAGCGTCCTGCGTGGCAACTTGTACCGCTGTGCCCACTTTGTGACTGTGGAATAGGCCACGCCAAACCGCTTGGCAATCTCTGACGAGGTAACGCCTTCCGCCCACAGTTGGTGGAGCAGCACGAGATCAGCCCGAGAGTGGTTGCGTGATGCTTCGCTGGCTTTCATGCGTCCTCCGCCAGAGGCATGATGACTCCGGTGTACGGGCCGCAGCGAAGGAGCACGCGGCTCTGGGCGTCCTTCACGTACACGTCAACATGCGGCTCTTCGTCGGCTGGCAGGTTCGCCAAGAACTGGGCCAGATACTTCGGGTCCAGCTTCGTGCTTGCCGTTGAGCCCGCCGCGATCGTCGGGCAGATCACCTTGCTCTCCCCGTACTCGCTCGAGCGGCCCACGAGCACCAGCGTGTTGGCCGTCCACGTCAGGCTGATGCCCTTGGACTGCTCGCTGGTGACGATGGCTGCGGACTGCACCGCCTGGAGCAGCTCCACCACGTCAATCACCGTAGGCTCGCCTTCCGCCTCGCCAACCACGTCACGCCACCGTGGATAGCGACCGTCCACGAGCCGGCCCGTGATCGTGCAGCCGTCCAGCGAGAAGCGGACCTCTTTTCCGTTGGACTCAACCTGAACGCTGCCGTCACCCGTGGCCATGCTTGCCACCGTCGCCAGCAACCTGGCCGGCACGATGGTCTGCGAGGCGTCAACGGCATCGTCGCTCTCAGTCTCCACGCACGCCAGGCGTCGCCCGTCAGTGCCAACCCAGTGCTGCCGCGAACCGTCTGCGGTTGACTCCACGTCCAGCATGACGCCGCCCAGTGCGTAGCGGCTGGACTCGGCGTCCGTGGCGTACGTCGTGGCCTTGGCGGCCCGGCAGAACTGGTCAGCCGGCAGGCGGCAGATTGCCTTCAGATCGCCAGCGTCCCACGTTGGGAACTCTGCGGCGTCTTCCGTTGGTAGAGTCCACGAGCCAGCACCGCACTTCACCGTTACGCTGCTTTCCTTCGGAATCAGAAACACCTCGTCGCCGGTCGCGGCCCGCAGGATGGCGCTGAGCCGATGAGCCGGCAGCAGCATGGCGTCGCCGTGGTAGTCAATCTCGCGGTCAATACGCACCTCGAGATCCGTGCCCGTCAGCAGCCCGTCACCTAGTCTGACGTTGCCCAGGATTGGCTTCGCGTGCCTTGTCGGCACAGCCCTGAGCACGTCGGCAAGTGCCGCCCTGAGCGTTGACGTTGCCAGCGTGATTCCAGTTGCCTTCCGTTCCCGTGTTGCAGTCGCCATTCCTTGGCCCCTTTCGATTGAGAGATACCCCTACAAGAATCCCGAGAGCGAAAGTGCCCGCGAGAAGTGTTTCACCGATTGCCAGCCAGACGAAATCCGAGAGCGTCATAGTTCTTCTCCCGTGTCTTCAAGCAGCGGCCACGTCTTCGGCTGCTCGCGTGCTTCGATGTGCTCGAAGTAGCAGGCCTGTCTGACAAGCCTGGCCCGCAGTTCGTCGTTCTCAGCCTTGAGCGTCTTGATGGACGCAATGGCAATCCCGATGGTGCGAGCGTTCGCAACGAGTGAGTCGTGCATGCTCCAGTTGTCAGCGTCTTCACTGGCGTGGATGCAACCACCCTGCAGACGCAGCAGACGCTTGATAAGTCTTTCGGTTGTCATGTTCGCACCCTGATTCCACGGGACTTGCCGGGCTCAATGGTGATGTAGCCCTTACGCTCCAGGCGTTTAAGCAACCCGGCGACAGCGTTGGGCGATGAGACGCCAATGCCGGCGGCGATTTCTCTGACGGCAGGGCCCCACATGCCAGCAGTTCTGCAAATGAAGTCGTATGCCTCTTTCTGGCGAGGCGTGAGCGGTTGTCGCTCTTCGGTAGCGGTGGTGTTTTCTGGGGTCATGGATGCTCCTCCTTGAGTTAACAGCTCTCGTCAACAAATCCACTTTTGGGATTCGACGGTGCCGGCTCCTGACCGGCACCGGAAGAATCCTCAATTGAGATCCCATTGGTAGTACTTGGACTACCAATGGATCTAAATGAATTGCGGGCACAGAGTGTGCGCGCTCCGCGCACCACTCGTGCGCGCTCCGCGCACGGCTCGTGTCCGGAGCGCGCACCACTCGTGCCCGGGGGGGGCACGCCTTGTGCGCGCTCCTGGACACCACTCGTGCCCGGGGGGGGCACCACTGGTGCGCGCGCCGTGACAAGAAAAACGGTGCGGCCAGAGCCCTCGGGCTTCTCCAAAACCTCCAGAACCCCACAGGAAATCATCTGCGTGATGCCTCTGCGAATGGTCGTTGGATGTACTCCAACAAGCTTGGCGGCACGCCGGATGGACATCCTGACTTGGCACGTCGAGAAGTCAGCCGCGTAGAGCACGTACAAAGCCGCCAGACGCCCTTCTGATCTGAGCGAGGCTAGAGAGCCGTCCTCGAGCATCGCCCTCCAGCGGCGACGCATTTCGCCCTGGCGTGAAGGCTCCTTTCCGGGTCGTTTCTCAAACGTCACACTGCACCCCAGTTCTGGGTTGGAGCGTGTCCGGAAAACTCGGGGAAGTCTGGGATTTCGCAGGCGTCCTCAAAGTACTGGTACTGCCCGTGGAACCACATTTCCACGTCAGCCATCTGGCCCTGGCGGAGCTTCTTGCACTTCCACTCAATCTTGATTTCGCCAGCCTCGCCGGTTTCGCCTATGCGGTGCCCGAAAAGGAAGTTGTCCACGTCAAAGTCGATCTGATTTGAGCCCTTGCCGATGTTGCCGATCTCGGTGCTGGCGTCGCATCCTTTGGCGATATTCGTGACGAGAAGCGTTGCGATGTTCCGTGTTGTCGTAATCTCGCGGAGCTTCAGCAGAACCTCGTTAATCTCGCCAGTTTTGTCGTTGAAATGCCTCGTGGAACGAACCAACTGCAGGTAGTCAACGATGAGCAACGTCGGGCCGTCCTTCGTGACTGCACGCTCAATCCTGTCAATGATGAGAGGAGCCTCAATCAGTTTCAGGCGATTGCCGATAGCTGCACCAAGGTCAGACGCTACGCGGTCGCTTGGCTCTCGCTTCTGGATTACGTCCTGCAAAGTTAGCTTCTCTGGCTGTCCGCCAAAGTTCGTAATGGCCCTGGCTGCGAGCGCTGCCCGAGTCATTTCCCCAAGGCACCAAGCCGCAACCATCTCTGGGTTTTGCCCGAGGCATTGAAGAACCAGCTGCAGGGCAAGAGCGGACTTCCCAAGGCCAGGAGCAGCAGCGATGGCTGTCATTTGCCCTAGCGGAAGGCCGCCGCCAAAGAGCTTGTCTAGGGCTCGAATGCCGGTGGGAAGGGCAGGCGTCTCTTCCTGCTCTCGCCAAGCCTTGATCGCGTCTAGCAGCGTCGGCGTGGGAGTTTCGTCTGCGGCATCGACAACAGGAACGGCCTCATCTGCAGACCCTAGGACCGGAAGTCGCGTCCTCTTCCAGGCGTTGGCAATCTGCCGTGGGCAATCGTCAAGGTCATCCTGCCGCAGGCCAACGCGACGCATGCGCTCCATAATGGCCGTAGTTGCCTCAGCAACACCCCATCCACGGGCAGCCATGTCGCACGCAACCGTAAACATGGTTTGACGCCGGCCAGCTGCAAGCGCGAATCCTTCCTCGAGGAACCGCCGCGTTAGGTCGCTCATGCTCTTCGGCTTTACGACGATGGACTGCACCGCCTGGCCACGGAACACGTCCAGCGAGTAGATCCGAGTCGGGTCGCAGTCCCAGAGGTGCGCCCTGGGCGTCTGCTCGTACTTCCAGTTCACAAACCCAGGAAGACGCATGATGCGCGGCCAGTCGCAGATTGATTGATCAGAGCCAAGTGAGGAGGCAATGGCCTTCATCCGCTCGTGCCACGCAGCTGCGTCGCGCATTGGCTCTGACAGCCGCCACCACAAATGAACTCCGCCACCGCTTTCAATGATGGCTGTGGGCATCGGGAAGCCAGCGGCACGAACGCGGGCCAGGGCGTCCTCGACTACAACACCACCGTCAAAGTCTGCAAACACACACCGGGCCAGGGCTACGCCTTCAGCCTGGGAGGAGTTCTTTTCCTTGCGAGGATTTGCCCCAAAGTAAGCGTGAACTCGCTGGTTTTCGTCGCGGTTCAGCCGCTCGAGCCAGTCGATGATGTCCGGTATTTCAGTCAGCGTTGACCACCGCCGGCCAGCGGCAGGAGGAAGCGGACGAAACTCAATGATGTCCTCGGGCTCAAAGATAGCGCCAAGGAAATCGATGCACTGCGAAAGGGCGTCCATCAACGGCTCCCCTGCTTGTTTCCGCCACGGAGCTCAGTTGCAATGCACGGCAGTGCATGCCCGTTGTCTGCATAAGCAGCCGTGCCGCCGTACGACAGCCTCAGACGCGGGAGACGGTGCTGAAGAAAGGCAACGCCGATCCGATTCTGGATCATCACTGACTCAAGGTCGTTCTTTACGGGATCGCACGGCCAAATAAAATTCAGCCGTGACATGACGTTAAACCCGTTGGGGGTCTCCCACACGCATCGCGTGTAGTCCATCACCTGCGAGATGACACGACCGAGTTTCGCACCAGACTTTTTGCATTCGATTCCAACATGACCCCAACGCCATCCGCTCTCAATGAGCAACTTCTTTGGCTGAAGAAGAACATCAATGCGTGGCCTGCCTGTTCCGGTGGTGTCGATGCGCGGGTGGAGCATCCATCCATGAACCTCTTGCAGCACGTGCCAGTGCGTCGGATTGACAACTGACAGCAAAGCCGCAACGGCGTCTGGCTCCGTTGCGTATTCGCCGCACGTCAGCACTTGGTCTGGATACATCCGTGTATTCCTTTTCAATCCCGCCATGCCGCGTCGAAGCGGCGTCCGCGCCTATCGCGTGGCGGTGCGTGTTAGAAGGGAACGTCATCCGTAGGCAGCGTGGCCGTGATCTTCGCCGCAACCGTCCTCGGCTTGGCCTTTGGCTGAGGCTTGGGCTCTGTCGCCACGTACCTCTTCACGACTGCCGACACCTTGCCGCTCTTGCTGGTGTAGTGGCTGACTTCAGCTGTCAGCGTTGCACCAACTAGCGACGCCGGATCAAGGCTGACCTTTCCGCCAGCGGCAGAGACGCCGATCGCGTCGGCCAGCTGCTTGGCACGCCAGCCCAGGTGCTTGGGAATGTCATCAAACACAAACTTGTGGTTGCCAGATGACGTTGCCAGACGCAGCTTGAGGCACAGCCCGTGCGGGTTTGCGTCTGTGACCTTGTACTCGTTAGGCCCTTCCTCAGCGTGTTTCACGGTCATTTCGTGAACACCGGCAGGAACAATCTCACGATCCATGGTCGATAGCTGCGACTGTTCGTCTTCAATGATGAAGTCCATCTTGTCCCTTTCTGTTGTCCGTAGTTCCGTTGCCATCCTCTGCCGCACGTCAACGAGACGCCGCAGTTGCTTTCCAGATCACTGCCATAGTCAGACGTAGTCGGAGCTAAGCCGCTCGTAGTTGAGTCCAGCAATCTGAGGAAAATCCTCGTTGGGCTTGTAATAAACCTTCTTAATCCAGTTTGCCGTAATCTCGGAGTTCCACGCCCTGATCGCCATGAACGCAAGCTGCCGTCCTCCAATACGACGAACACTCAGACGCCTGTTGATTACTGACTCTCGCAGGATGTGAAACGGACGCTCCAACTCCGAGCTGCCGTCGGCCATCACAGACACGAACTCGCTAGCCATTTCCGCGTTAGAGCAGGCAAACAGATAATGCACTGCTGCCAGAAGAGAAGGCGAAGAGAAAACGCGAACTCCAGCGCACCTAGCTACGGAGTCGTTGATGCCTGGCCTACGCGACAGGATGTCCAGGCAGACCCTCGGGCTGAATCCGTTGCAGCCGCCGCCTCCCTCGTAGAACTGCCCAGTCATTCCGAACACCCAAAGCAACTTAACGCAAGCCGCCAAATGAGTTGCGTTCTCTTTTCCGTGGATCCCAAGAATGTCGCTCGTCCGTCGCGTGCGCAGATTGGTGTCGATCGTGTCGAACGCATCCGACTCCACGCCGTAAGCGACGTACGTCCAGAACCCGACGCCGGAATTCACGCATGCGTGCAGACGGTGCTGGCCGTCCAATAGTCTTCCGTCGCCTGAGAACTTGATTGTTTCTCCATTCAGCATCCATTCGCCTCGCACAAGAACAGCTTCCAGGGAATCTACATGTCCCTTGCTCAGTCGCCTGTTGGCGGTGTTTCTGGCGAGCCACTGACCGGCTATTTCTGGGGTCACAAAAACCTTTTCAACACACTGTCCGGCTCGCTTATCAACTCCGTTCCGGTATTGAACTTGCGTCGTAACCATTAGTAATCGCTCCTTTGCTTACTTGTCCTTTCACCATCCGGCCGCCGGAACACCCGGCTTCTGTGTCTTGTCATGCGGTGACGTTGCTTTCGCCGTCACCGCTCACGCTTTTCTCCATATGACAGCCATCCGCCCGCTCGCAGTCCGCCTGGTGCCGGCCTCCACGATCAGGCCGCGCTTGGCCAACTCAATTCGCCTGGGCCTGACGGTGCTCGCGTTCATCTCGAGCTCGCGCGTGATCTCTTCGTCAGTGCTTGGCGTACGGCACAGGAACTCGTAGACGCGCAGCTGCATGGCGTTCAGCGTCTTCGGCGTCAGCGAGTCCGCAGCTGCGGCCGAGGTGGCCGAGCCGTTGACGCTGGGGGCTCGCGTGGCGAATAGCGGCAGCGGTGCTTCCTTGTAGTAGTCGCTCATGTCACAAGTCCTTTTGTGTGTTTGCCGGGTTACGCCCGGCGCGACCGACTCACCGCCGGATCAACGGCGTCGGCTGCTGCAGTTACTCGCCACCAGCAGCTAGGCGGCCAATGCGGCTGTGTTCGTCAGCCTGCTCGCCAATGGCGTGGCGTTAGTCTCCTGTCCAGTTCGTCCCAGGCCGTGGCCCTGCGTCGCCAAGCGTTTGAGGTTCATTGCCCCATCGCTCGCGCCACGCCTGACGCACAGCCAACTCGTCTGCGTATGGACGGGCCAGGGCCATTGATTCCATAGAGACGGCGTTGGCAATCTTCATGGCGTCGTGCTTGTTGCCAGCCGTCTGGATCGCCGTGATGGCCTCGTCAAGCGTCATGCCGTCACCTCGTGCTCAGCGGCCTCGTGCTCAAACGCCACGCCATCGTCAGAGTCGCCTAGAATCTCGGCCCGGTGCAGCATCAACTGCACGAGCTCGTCGTGCTCGCTCTTCGTGAACTTGCCTTCGGTGAGCCGCTGAGCCACCAGCGTTCGCAGACGGTTTAAGGCCGTGATGCTGTCGGCCTTGCTCACCGCCAGGCGGGCGTTGCCAAGTGCATCGCTGGCAGCGGCCGGCTGATCCGCCTTGAGTTTCACGACGGTGGCCTTGGGCTCGTCGGTGAACTTCGGACGCACCACCACGGGCTCAGGCTGCGTGGGGTAGTCCTGGGCCTCTTCAGCCGTCACAAGCCCACGCAGTGCGTCAGCAAATGCGTTACGCAGTGCGAAGCCGCGAGCACGCAGCTGCAGCATCCGAGACGGGTACTGAGTCCACGGGCCCGACTTTCCCCACAGGCCAGCCTTTTTGGCGTCGGCCACCGAGAACCGCACCGTAGTTGGTGCAGGGTAGCCATGCCGCTTGGCCTCGCAGACGGCGGTGAGGTTGTCGCCCTCGCCTTCAAGGTATTCGCGGACGTACTCGCAAACTGGGCACGCCTGCACCAGGGCCAGGGCCGCGTCGCCCCAAATCGTGGGCCGTCCGTTGATGACGGCGATCGACTGCAGGCTTTGCATCGGGGAAAGCCCGACTTCGCTGCCGTGCTGGATGGCTAGTAGGCAGGACTCTGGCTTGCCCTTGAAGTCCTTTGGGGCGAACTCGCTGGCCGCCACCATCTTGGAAAACCGAAACGCATCGTCAAAGCTTTGAAGAGCCAGCCCACTGGCTCGTTGTGTTGAAAGTTCTGTTGTCATCTCGCGTCCTTTGCTGTTGAAAAAAGCCCGCTCCGCGTCCTGCTCGGCGGGTGGTTAGTGCGTCCTTGCTGCTGGGGCTCCGCCCCACTCCTTCCGCTCAGCGGTTCCACCGCCTTGCGTTCCCTTGTTCGTGATTCGCGAATCGCGGACATGCGTGCCGCTACTGCGCTTACGTCGCTCAATGAGTGACATCGTTGGCACTCACCGCGAGCCATCCGCCGTCAATCTCGATGCTGAGTCGGTCGCCATCGACGTTCCAGATGCGTCCCTGCCAACGCTTGCCGGCCGAGCATCCGCTTACGAAGTCGCCAATGGCGTAGGTGACCTTCGGTGCTGGGCTCACCGTCTGCTCGTGTAGGCCGGCTACTGCGGCGAGGTACTCGTTTTCTGCGGGACTTGATTCATTCGTGATCATCGGGGTGCTCTCCTTCTCTTGGGTTGAGGTAGTGTACGGGCGTATACCTACAAGGCAAGCGTCTGTACGAAGATTCCAGTGTCAGTCCTGCGCGGCCTTTCCTTTCCGAGCCTTGTGCGTTGTGCAGGTATCTACCTTTGAAGTGCAAAAAAAGAGTTGAGCAGCGTGACAACATCAAACACGGCTCGAGCAACCGGCGTTTGCGTTCCCAGCTGCTGGCCTAGATGCACCAGCGTCAGGGCAACCACGGCGTCGTTCCACGTCAATCGCTTCACGTCATCACCTCCATGCGGTCAGTAGGCTAGTGCAGTTATCTGCCATTGGTCAATAGGGACTTGAGCACGATTTTTTTCATGCAGAAAAACCCCAGCAAGTTGGGTAAAGCCTACTGGTCAGCCAACTGGTCCGCCGCTCGGCGGTCGGCCGCCACGGGTGCCAGAGGCACGCTCGGCATGCTTTTGCTCAGCCAGTTGCCTGAGCTCGATGGCGTCATACACAGGGCATCTCTTGCCAAACCTGTGGTCAGACCAGATGTCGCCTTCTCGGGCGAGCTTGCGGATGTAGCCAATCCGAACGCCCAGGATCTCGGCGGCCTCAGTGGTGCCTACGAGTTCCCGCTCTGTCTCCGTTGCCGTGTCCATGGCAAGGAGTTTAGCGGGCTGTCCAGCGGGTGTCCGTTTTTTCTTTGCCATGCTTCCAGTTCACGCAGCACGCTGAATCATACGGATTAACTCGCCTTGCCTGCTGTACTGGAAACGCTGTACAGTAGATTTGCGGCGATCTTTCTAGCGGATGGGGTGTAGATTGAACATCTGTACAGTATCCGGTAGCATCGCCTTTTTGACAAGAAAATGGGAGGCGTGCGATGACTTTGAGGGATTTGCTGATTGACCGAGTGGCCCCGCTCAAAGGGCTCTCTGACCGCTCGGTGGTGATGTACCTGAGCAGCCTGGACAGGTTCCGCGACTACCTGGGGCATGAGCCCACGGTGGACGATCTGGATGATTTAACGGCCGCAAAGTTCCTGAGGTGGCGGCAGGCTACCCAGCACAGCAAGTGGAAGAAGATCTCGCCGGCCTCGCTGGCGAAAGACAGCGCCCACCTTCGGAGCCTGTGGACTTGGCTGGCCAAGAAACGATGGAAACGCAGCAACGGCGAGCTGGTGGAGTTCCCCGACTACGCCCGGCCTCGCGTCCCTAAGCCGGTGCCAAAGGCTTTCAACGCCACCCAACTGTCCCAGCTGGTGGAGGCCGCACGCCACCGCAAAGGCCACATATGCGGCAAGCCAGCCGCCTGGTACTGGGTGACCAAGATTCTCGCCATGTTCCAGACGGGCGAGCGCATTGGTGCCGTGCTCGAGCTCCGGTGGTCAGAGGTGGATCTTGAGCGGCACACGCTGACGTTCCTGGCTGCCACCCGTAAAGGGCACAGGGAGACGATTACACGGGCGATCACGCCAGAACTGGCCAAGATGCTGGCTATGTGCAAAGGGGCCCCCAGCGAGCGTGTGTGGCCTTGGGTGGAGGATCGTGAGTTCCTGTCCATCTACGGAAGTTTGCGGGTGCTGTGTCGCACAGCGGGGGTGCCGTACCACCCGTTTCACAGCATCCGCAAATCGACGGCCAGTTACCTCAAGAAAGCAGGCGTGTCTGCCAAGAAGCAGCTGGGGCACAGCAGCGAGGAGATGGCGGAAACCCACTACTACGACGAGGAGATCACGGGCAGGGAATCCAACCTCGACTACCTGCCAGACATCACGCAGCGGCCGGAAGACAGGCCAGATGCTGGGCCGGGCAGGCCGAGATGAACCAGGCACAGGGCGAGCGACGGCGGGAAAGGGATAAAACCGCCGCCGCTCAAGCCCTGGCCTAGGTCATGAGTCAAAGTGCCTCGCCCGCTGCACAGCGGCCTCGCCCTTCACGCGGCTGAGCTCGGCCAACAACCGCATGACGTGTGCCGCCAATACGCCGCTTGTGCCCTGGTCCCAGCAGCCGGAGAACTTGCGGGCGTCCCACTCGCACTGCTGCAGGTAGGCGTCAGTGAGCGGCTCAGCCACGCTTGGCCTCCCGCAACTTAAGCAGACAGATGAGCGACCAGTTGGCGGCGTCAATCAAGGCGTTCTCGTAGTCCACGGGCTGGCCGTTGGCGTACTTCTGCATCCGCACCACGCAGTCAGACAAGTCACACAACGCTCGCCGCCAGGGCTCAACGCCACACTTGGCCGATGCGGTGACGTTCTCAAATGGGTCCGCCGCACCGCCATACGAGGCAGTCTTTTCGTAGTGCAGCTGCCGCAACTCCTCGAGCAGTTCAAGAAACGGCAGCGAACCGGGCCGCTGCTCGTGCGTGATGCCGTCGCCGGCCAGACGCTCAAGGGCTTCGTCTAGTTCGTCTTGCGTTAGGCCAGCCCGGTGCAGGTGGTGCTCGTGCAGCAGGTGCTCGATGTATGGCTCATCGACGTGTTGCGTTTCCTCGGTACTTGCATCAAAGCACCTAGGTTCTGTCGCCGCCTGCGACACGTCGTACCACTCCTCGCGTGGCTTCCCAGCCGCTTGGTTCTCGCGGCGGATCTCGACAGCAGCACGCAGCAACTCGTTGGCGTCTTCAATCGTGGTCGTCATTTGGTTCCCTTTCTCAAGTCTCTGTCGCAAAACAATGGGTACGCCCGCGTCACTTCGTTGCGGCCGTGGTCGATGATTGCCATCCCTTGGCACGGTCGCTCTGGCGATGCAACCCGCTCAGCGTATGGGCTGTGTCCAATCACTGAGCCGTTGGCGACGTAGCGGGCACCGCGCAGCCAGCCGAACGAGTGGTAGTGCCCGAATATCGTCAGGTTCGCTTTGCGTCCTGCGTCCCATCTAGCAATCGCCTTACTTGCTGGCAGAGCCAGGCCGTAGACGCCACCAGCGAAACGGATGCTGTGGCCGTGCGTCGTGCGTACGAGAAAGCCGTCGAGGTCCACGTAGCCCAGATGCCCCTCAGCAATCCGCCATTCGACGTTCGCGTTGGCCTCCTCGCGGGCCAGCGTGAAATACATCATCTGCTCCCACGAGTGCTCAAGCTCTGTGGCGATGCGGTTTTTCTCGGTGCTCCTGCCGTGGTTGCCGGCGTTCGTGCAGACGATGACTTGATCAGCCTCTGCGGCGATCGCGTCAATCATTCTCCGCAGCCGCTCAGCGATCCACCGCGTTGCGTTCATGGGCGAAAGTGCCGCAACTTCCATGCAGTCAGGGTGAATGTGGCCCGTGATGAAATCCCCTCCGAGCCAGATGAGCACGCGACGAATGTTCGCTTGATTGCGTTCGTGCTGGAGGCAGGCGATGAACCGCTCCTCGAGTTCACCTAACCGCCGCTGGCACACGTCAAGCGAGTAGTCGTTCTCGCCGTTCACAGTCTCCGGCAGCACACGCTCTTCACAATGCACGTCCGAGAGCATCAGCACCGCCGTCGCGTCGTGCTTCGCATGACGTACCTTCTTCGGCGCATGCTGCTTCGCGGCCTTAATGCCCGAGAGCCCTGCGATAGCGTTTGCCCGCTCATTCGCGGCGTCGATGGCCTGGAGTGCCGCCTTGTAGCGGCCTTTCAGCGTCGCCACTTCGGAGCGGAGGCGTGCTAGTTCGGCGTCCGTTGCTAGCCGAGAAGCATCGGCCACGGCATCAGCCACGGCGATGTCTAGTTTTTTGACAGCCATTCGGCAAACCTTTTTTCCTTGCACGAGTGGATGCCACGCTCGCGGCATTTGTCTGAGAGAATCCGCGCCAGCGTCAGACGCTTCACCGGATACTCGCCGTTCTGAAACCTCTTGCGAATGTCAAGAAGTTCCGTCTGCGTTTCCTTCGGCAGTGCGTCCCACCAGTTCCCTGGCTTGCACGCCCTCACCGCATCCCCGACAGACTCAGTGAGACTGCTACCCTTCGCCATCGTTTACCTCCCTGTAGCCCAGGCTATAGAGCACCTTGCTGATGTCCTTGCCGGCCTGCTCGACGTGCTCCTCGCTTGCGGTTGGAAAAAGCGCATGGAGTAGTTCGTGCGTCAGGATCGTGAGCTTGTGCCGGCCCTTAAGCCCGCTGTGAATCAAGATGCGTGGCCGCTTGGACTTCTGCGAAAAGGTGTAGCCGTACGCCTGGCCCTTGAGGTCCGTGAAACGGACTAGCCACCGCTCGTCGCCGTTGAGTGTGAAGTGGTGATCTTCCACGGCTCGCCCTTTCGCTTACCACCGTAGCGGGGGCGTCAACCGGCAGCCCTGCGACAGGCGAGAAGCACCAGCTGCCGAGCAGCGATGTCGGACCACGGCAAGATTGTTTTCCGCTTGGCGTGCTCTGTCCGCATGACGCCAAGAATCTCAGCCATGCCTTCGTCAGACCTGCACCAGTCTGGGCCACGCTCGTCCATCTTTCGGGCCATCGCGTTGCACGAGCACGTCGGCGTGGACTCAATGCCGAGCCAGTCTCGCAGTATGTTGCTAAGCTCAGTGCCAGGATTTTGTACACGCCGCCCCTGAGTAATTTCGGTACAGACGCGAAATGTTTTCAGAGAGCGGGCATGTCTGCCACACACGATACAGCACGAGGTTTTCGAATCTAGTTGGCAAATCATCGCGAAAAGGTAAAAAACGGAAACACGTCCACGACCATGTTTGCGAAAAATGGGTATCTCAATGGATTCACGTTTTGGTTTGTGCAAATGTCGTAGACAGGGGCCGTACCTCCATTAAAAGGATAAAACCTATACGTGTTCGCTCTGCCAGGAAGTCCATCGCAATCAACTGGAATGTTGGATGTAATTGCGATAACACTGGTTGAGGAGTTGATGAATTCAACTATAATTCTCACGCCTCCGACATCGTATACGTAACGAGCAGTGTTGGCAGACGTGCTTCCTCCAGTGAGAACATAAGTAGTTCCAGAGAAAGCATCGGTAGCCGCTTGAGCAACTGCCGGGCAGCTAACGTTTGTGTACGTTTGAATGCCAAATGTGATACTGATTTCAGAAGGGTAAGAACAGCAGCAAGAGCACGTAGTGGCAAGCATTGTATCTTTGAGTACGGGCTTTCCTGACTTTAGGGCGATTGGCATTTCAGCACGCCGTTGCGTTGACAGAGAACGAACTTGTTGCCGCAGTCGCTAGAGCACCAACAGGCAACGTGTTAAATGTCAGCGTGCTTGTGGTGATTGTTGCCGCCGTTGCAGCATTCACCACGTCCCATTGCCAGTTCACCAGATGCCAAGCAGTGCCCTCTCTCCCGACGATGCAATTCCTTTGGCCAGCCGAAGGAAGGTTTATGAGGAAGTTGAGCACGCTTGCCGTAGCGGTCGGTGCGTTCTTGAACGTCACAGTCTTGACGCTGCCAGCCGTCCATGCGCCCGTGAACGTCGCTGCCCTCACCTGCTTCGGGTGCCTGTCTGATAAACGCCTATCAAACGTCAGCGGCGACGCAGCTGGGGCTGAGAGCTCGGCCCGGCGAACGACGCGAGCGACACGCTCGGCGCTTTCTCGAGTGAACTGCACCGCGTCAAAAGGTTTCTTCTGGCGTGCCATGCGTCAGGTTGGCGGCGTGCCAAAGAGGTCACCGAAGTTGGCTTCGGAGTTGACGCGGAAGTCATGGATGAACGGGAACGCAGAAGACTGGGCACCTTCTCCGTTTAGTGCGACGGGGTTTGGGGACGCTACCCACTCGCCATTCTGGAAATCAAAAACCATCGCTCGCCGCTTCTGTCCACTTGCAGCGTCTATGAAGTTCCACCCGATGTCAGGTATTCGTAGATTCCACTTGCTCTCCCGGTAAAGAAGCTCACACGTCGTGGCCCAGTACGTGTAGACGACGTTGTTGTATGACTCAATCGTGTAGGTGGCGTTGACGCCGGCGACTTTCCACGAGTGAGCAGGGCAGCCAAAGTAATCGCCGCTGTTCACTTTGTTTGTGGCCTGCATCTGCGACGCAGGAAAGTTGGCGTAGTTCTTCTTGATCGTGGCCCTGACAATCTGCTCTTCTGTCGTAAGCCCCTCAAAATAGTCGTTGGCTGAGTTCACCAGCGGCCTGCGTGTCGTGCCATACCAGTAGTAAAACGCTGGCACCTGGGCAGGCTCGGCGGCGAATGTCCAATCGGCTGAGCGAAACAACGGGGCAAGCAGCTCGTTTGCAGTGATCAGCCCGTACTCAGCAACCACTTGGACGTGGTACGGCGAATCCGAGTGCCGCTCTGTCGTAGTGACTTTCCTCAGCCCGAGAAACGTCAGCGACGGATGAGCAGCACCCCAGTTGTCCAGGCCAAGCGCGGTGATGAGTTCTTGCTCAGTCGGTGGATTGTTCTCTAGGGTGTTGTCCTCAAGCGTCAGCACGAACGTCCGCACCGCCTTTGTGGCCGTGCCGATCTCGCCTTCTGTCGTGCGTGCAAGCTCACGCCAAGACTGTATGGGCATTAGATGCCTCCCACGTCAGCGTAGCCAACGATGGCGACTGGCTGATTGAAGTAGTTGCTGGACGCCTGGGCGATGCCAAGTGCTACCCGCTCAAGAAGCTTTGTCTGAAGCCTTGCCTGAATCAGTGCGGGGTCTTGGGCCTGAGCCGCCGTCTGCAGCACTAGGTTTGCCCCCTCAACGCTTCGCACGTCGGCCACGTTGATCGACTGTTGTCCAAGCGTGTTGAGCTTGCGGAGTCGTTCTTCCTGCCGCTTCGCTTCGGCCTCGGCGGCCTTACGCTGCTCCTCAAAGATGCGGGCCTGCTCCTGGGCGTACTGCTGCTGGGCCTGCTGCTGCTGTTGCTGGTACGCCTGGACTGCGGCCTGCTGCTGATTTTCGTACTGCTGCTGGCTCTCAATGAGTTGCTGCTGAGTCTGCAGCTGCTTCTCTCGTCCGTTTGAAATGTCTTGCTCAACAGCCAGAGCATCCTTTAGCAAGTCAATCCGCTGCACGGCAGCCCGAGCGGAGTTCATATCGTTCTGTTCACGGGCAGCCTCAAGCGATTGCCGCTCAAGAGCAATCCGCTGCTCAATCGCTTCAATATTGAATGCGGCCTGCTGGCGGCGTGCAGCTGCTTGCTCAGCGCCGGCAACTTCCGCCTGCGTTCTTTGGGCAATGAATTCATTTACACGCTGGTTCGCGTCAACCTCTAGCTGAAACGCCGCGGTCTTTGCTTCCTGCTCTGCCCGCTTCAGTTGCTCAATCTGAGCCAGCCGCTCCTCAAAGATACTTCGCTGTCTGCTGATCTCCTTTTCGTACACGTCGCTCGAAAGAATGATGCCGTCCCTGGCTTGCTCTTGAGCCAGGGCCACGCCTTCCTGCAACTTCATCGCCGCTTCGGCACCGGCGTTGCCAAACTCGCCAGCCTTATCAACTAGGCCGGAAATGCTTTCGGCCGTTTTGCTGAAAGCGGCAGAGAAGCCATCGGAGAAGCCTTGATCAATTGCTGTCTGCTGGTCTTCAAGCTTTGATCGCAGTTGGTCAAGTTGGGCAAGCCGTGCTGCTGCAGCGTTTGAATCCTCTGTAGCGGATCGTTCTCTTGCGGCGGCAAGTTCTTTCTGTGTTTTTAACTGCTCTCTGGCGACAGATGCAATGTCTGCCTCAAGCTTTGCAGATTGATCAGACGGCTTCATTAGCTCTTTGACTCTTGCCGCATCAGCCTCCGCCTGCTTTGTAGCGTTTTCTGTAGCCTGCTGGCGCGATTCATTTTCCTTGTCCAGTTTGCCGTTTAGGTCATCCATGAAGCCGTTCATGATCTGGATCTGATCGGCAGTAAGCCCGCCCTCGTCCGCCATTTTTTGGAATTGCGCGACGGTATCAGCAGACTGCTGAAAGAGCTTTGAGCCACCGTCTTCGGCCGTCTTGAAGTAGGCTTCAAGACGCTCTCCCGCATCGCCAAGATCGGCCTGCACTTTGACTTCTGGGAGTCGCGCGTTCTCAATTTCAGAACGCAGGCCGCTGAGGTACTGCGATGCCGCGCCCTGTCCTGCCTGCTGTGCGTTGCCGTCGCCGCCGGCGAAGATGCTGTTGAACGTGTTTGCCGCGTTTGCCGCTGCGGCCGCCATCTCGCGGGCGTTTCTATCTGCCGACTCCTGCGACGCTGCTGCCAGCCCTGCGCCGAACTGCTCAAGATCGTCGCTGACGTAACTGCCGAGAGCCTCAATGATCTTCCCGAAACCCAGCAGCAGCACGTCAATGCCGGTCTGAATGGCATTGAACGCAGCCCGGATGCCTTCGGATGCTGCGAGCAGAATCTTGCTCGTTACATCAAAAACGTCTGCGGCAAAAGAAAACGTCTCGCCAAGGCTTCCAAAGTTCGCAACGAACTTATCGAAGATTTCTGCGAAGTACTCAGCACCCTGCAGCAGCACATCAGTGATGGCGTTGGCAATTGCGTTTCCGCCGGTGCCCTGCGTGCCAGTTCCCTCAAAAGTCTTGACGAACTCGAGGAACTGATTTGTTACATCCGTGACGGCAGGAGCAAGGTTGCCAATGACTTGGCCAACGATTCCCTGGACGGTGGCTCGCACCTTATCGAATGCGTCGTTCATGTCAGCGACATTGCCGACCTGAACATCACTCACGATAGCCCCAAGTTTTTCGCCTTCTGCCTCTAGCTCTTTAAGGCTTGTTATTCCTTCGCGGAACAATGGTGCCAGAGCGGCACCTTTTTCGCCAAAAAGTTCAACCGCAGCGGCTGCGCGATCAGAGGCAGTTGGCAGTTCAGAAATGGCTGAACCGATTGCCGAGAACTGGTCTTCTGGAGATAGCCCGCGAAGCTGTTCTAGAGATAGGTTGATTCCGCGCAATGACTTGTCTAGTGCATCGCCAGGCGAAGCCTTTCCAATGCTCACGGACAGTTTTTGAACTGCCCCAAGAAATTGCTCGGTATCCACGCCGGCCAGCTTGGCCGCGAACGAGTAGCCCTGCAACGCCTCAACGCCGATGCCAGTACGGGCCGAGAAGTCGTTAAGCGTATCGACAGACGTGTTGACGCTTGAGACGAGCGACGTGACCTCAGATGTCACGCGAGTGAACACGGAGCCAAGAGCCTGCAGTCCGTCAACAATGAGTCTTCCGATTTCGATCTTTGCAAGCAGGCTGACGTTTTTATTGAGATTATCAATCCTATCGTCAGCGACCGTTGCTTCCTTTGCTACCCCGTTTAGGTCTTGCTCGGCGCGAGCCGCAGCACGGTTGAACTGGTCTTGGCTGAGGCGTCCTTCTTGCAGGTGCGTATTTAGCTCCTGCATTTGCCGGTCGTACCGTTCCTGCGGAGTCAGGTTTGCTTCAATGATCCTTCCTGCTGCGGCGACTGCCTGGGCACGAATCTTTTCGGCCTCAGCAATCTCTAAAGCTGAAGCCTTTTCTATGTCTCCCCTGACTTTATCAATGAAGTCAGAGGCTTCTTTTTCTGCCGCTGTCCTTCTTTTTGCAGACTCTTCTGCAGCGGCGGCCAAATCCTTTTCGGCTTGAATGGCCGCTGCATTCTGTCCGCTGAACTCTGCTCGCGCGCGAGCAGCGGTTTCCTCAGAAATTGCGCCGGCCTTAAGCAGTCTGTCTACGTCCGCCAGCTGCTGCGCCCTGCGTTCTTCTGTAGTCGCAAACTGCTCGGCAAGCCTTTGCCCTTGCCCGAGCACTTCAAGGCGTTCTCGCTCAGCCGCAATAGCCTTCGCCTGCGCCTCACTGCCTTCGTAAACAGCCCTGCCATAAGTCTCTTCAGAGATTGCACCAAGTAGCAAAAGCCTTTCAAGCTCTGCGACAGAGTCTTGACGCTGCTGCTCGGCGCTCGTGTATTTCTTCGTTATCTCAGCGGCGCGGGCGTATGCGTCGGCCGTGTTTTTTACTTCTTCCCGTAAAGCAGCAAACTGGTCCGCATACTGCTGAGCGCTTAACCCGCCCTTAAGCTGTTCCGCTAAATCCGTAAACTTTTGATTTAGAACGGCCTGAGCATCTGCTGCCGATTGGCTGTCTTTCGCCAGCACGTCAAACGCAGACGTGGCCTTGCTCGCCTGCTTGGCCAGATTCTCAAGCGCCCGCTCAGCCGGCGTCAGGTTTTTCACCACGCCAGAGGCGTCGGCGTTTACCTTCAGCGCGAGTGAGAGGATGGTGGCCATGGCTTACTCGGGGAACGCTAGGAGCTTTTGCAGCTCCCGCTTCATCTCGTCTGCGTGCTGGGGTGGTTTCTCAATCGGGTTGAAGTCGTCCGCTTTCGGTGCCTTGCCTTGCTGGGAGTACGGTGCGAGCACGGCACTCGTCAGCAGGCCCGTCTGCCGCCATGGATCAGGAAGAGCGTGGAAGTGGCGGGTAAACGCAATCCACTCCGTAAGCTCCTGCGAATCCATGCGGCGAGACAGTTCCCTCACCGTCATTCCCAAGTGCCCCGCCAGACGAAACAGGAAACGCCTCGTCGGGCGGACGCTTAGTTTTTTGCGAGTTCCTCCACGTCAGTCTCGGTCATGTTGTTGTGCTTGAGCGCCTTCTCGAAGAGCTTGGACACGATGGCCGCTGACTTCTTCGCCAGCTGCTCAATGCCAGCCTCGTCAAAGAGACGCTCGCCACTCTCGGGATGGCACAGGCAGCGGGCCAGATACTTCGTTCTGAAGTTGTCGATACCCGTCTCCTTCTTGCCCACCCACTCCTTCTCGTAGCTGTCCCGCTCTTCCACGGTCATGACTCGCACGCCAAGCACAAGCGGCTTGCCGTCACCGCCTTTCCACTCACGCACTGTCACTTTGAGAACGGGCAGATCGTCAGCCGCAAGAATCTGGGCAGCAAGTTCTGAAACGCTCAGCATGGTTCCTCCTAGCCTTGGACTCGTAGCGTGACTGCGTACCGCGTCACGTCATTGACCACGCCAGCCATGGTGAACTTCTCAAGCACTGCCTTGCCCGAGTAAGCGAGCCCGCCACCAGCAATGGTGACTAGCGAGCGCTTGCCGTAGTTGGCCGTGGAGATGTTCGCCGTGGTTAGGCACTTCATCTCTATAGTGCCAATGTCAAGCGTCCACGTACTGGCGCGAGCCAATGGAAGAGCGCCGCCGTGAGTTACGGTCAGTTCCGTAACCTCACCGAAGTTCACGCTGTTCCACGTAGCCGTAACGCCCGCTGAGTAGCCAGCCATGACGGGCCTCCGTCACGGACTAGCTACGGGCAATACGGATGGTGGCCTGGCCTCGGATCGCGTCCTGCGTCGCCAGCGTGAGCGTGGACGAGTTGACGGTGCCAGCACGGCTCAGAAGCG